CTACCAGGTGGATGTTCTTCACCCAGCTCTCTGGAGAGTCTGATGCCGCTGCGATCTTCTCAGGCAGCTCAAAGAGATCTCCCTCGATGTCCGTTTCCTTCCGCTTCGGCACATTCGCCATATCGATGCCGAGCAGAGACGGGGCCGTACAAAGCGACGTCTTCCCGGTAATACCCACGCAGTCGATCAATTCCAGCTGCTGTTTCCCGGGATAGAGCCGAAGGCCGCGGCCTACCATCTGGGCGTAGAGTGTTTCTGATTGGGTAGGGCGGGCGATGATGACCGTCTCGACGCGGGGAATGTCAGTTCCCTCGGTGAATACCATGCAGTTGACGATGCAGGGGATCTCGCCGGCGGTAAAGGCCTGGATGATGGACGCTCGATCCTTAGTTTCGCCGGTGACTACCACGGCACCCTTGATCCGCTTGGCGATCTCCTCGGCCTGATGTACGCTGACGGCGAAGATCAGCGTGGCGCCTACCGCCATGCTTCGATACGCCTCGGCGATGGCATCAGCGGTTCCGTCCATGGCCTCGTCCAACTCACCGGGAGCATAGTCACCGCGGCGGGTATGGACTGCAGAGAGGTCAAAGCCTATATCCACCCGGCGGCAATGGATGTTGCAGAGGTATCCGTTCTGCACGCCCCAGCGAAGATCTCTCTGAAAAATGATCTTGCTGAACACCGTGTCCAGACGGACCTTGTCTCCGCGATTCGGGGTAGCGGTGAAACCAATCAGCTTCTCCGGCCGGAAGTGGTCGAAGATCTTCCGGTATGTACTGGCGGCCGCATGATGGGCTTCGTCGCAGATGATGAGCCGGAAGTCCTCCGGATCGAACTGATCCAGCCGGCGCACCAGCGTCTGAATGCTGGCGCTGACAACCTCCTCACCGTGGCTGTGCTGCTGGGCACGTTCGATACCGTAGGAGCAATCAAAGTATTTACGGGGCTGCTCCACCAGTTCCTCACGGTGGGACAGGATCAGCATTCGGCCTCCATGCCTGGGAAGATTTGCAAAGGTAACGGTCTTTCCGAGACCTGTTGCCATCTGAGCGAGGTACGCGCCAGGCGGCTGCGCCTCGATCGTGTCAATACACTCGGTTTGATAAGTTCTCAGTTCCATAGATTTCCTCCAAAAACGTGGAACCGTGGAACACCGTGGAACTCGTGTTCCACACCTGAAAGCCTTGCGGCGCAAGGGTTACGGGGCAACCGTGGAACCGTGGAACAAAATTTTCAAAAACTTCCACGAAATTTACACATATATATTACTCGAACAAATGTCCATATATATGTACGCTCTTATATATGCTGTATTTTTTGTTCCACAGTTCCACACCCCACCAAAAAAGTGGTTGAAAGCCTTGCGGCGCAAGGGTTACGGGCCGTGGAACCTGTGTTCCACGCACGTTCCTCATGTTCCACACTACAGCGGCAATTCATCCGGATCTTCCTCGTCATCCAGCTCCACGGTGGGCAGCCGCAGGCAGAAGCATTCCGTGGGGATACCATTGATACGCTTCCCCTTGGTGTTGGCACGCCCGCGGGTCTCGATCAGGGATTCCTGCTTCAGGTATGAGATCATGGCCGCTGTCGAGTATCCGGCGTCCTGCAGGATGCGCTCAAAGACAGAGCGGATGATATATGCCCGTCCTGGCTCCAATGCGCCTAGCACGTCTATATTGGGATTCTCAGACCGGCCACACAGCTTGTTCGAGTTCTGCGTGACCCAGTCACATAGATATTTATAGCCCCGGTCACCGGCGGACACCGCCGCTTTGGATGCCAGGAATTCTGATATCTGCTCAATTGTCAATGGCTGCTGGGTACCGGAGAAGATCCATTGACAGGCCAGCTCATCCGCCAGAATGATCGAGGCGGCAGCCATAGCCTGTTTCTCGGTGGTGTCACGGTCGCTGAGGATCCGGAACAGCTCACGGTACCGCTCTGATACCTGATCCACCACGCCCGGCTGGTAAAGCTGATCTACGAATTTCCGGCCGGCAAAGCCGAAATTGCGTTTGACGGAATTGGAGATGCGCATACCGTCCTTGATGACAGCCTGTGATGATTTGCATTCGATGTCGATGACGCGGTTTACAGCGCCGGCGCCGCTGGCCGTTCCGGTCAGAGGGGATTCTCCCGTAGTCAGGATGCAGTTTCTCCACGTGGGCGTCAGATCCACGCCGCCGGCACGGTTGCCGCGGGTGCGGCCGACACCTTGCGCCAGCTTGTAGACGTCGAACATAGTCCGGCCCTTGTTGTCCTTGGCCAGCTGAAGCTCATCAAGGCAGAATGGGAGATTATTCAAGAACGCGGCTGTTTTTTCCATGCCGACCACAGTGCCGTCAAAGGTCTTGACATAAGCGCCGACGGCCGGATCTCCCCACACGCTGGCAGCCACCATCAGAGCGACTGTCTTGCCGGTGCCAGAATCTACGCCCCAGAGATGGACAAAGAACGGCAGGCAGTTCAGAGGCTCCAGCAGCACAGAGGCAAAAGAGGCAGCCAGAATGATCCGGGCCGTGATGGACATGCTCCGTACCTCAGCGGCCGTCTCCAGCCACTTAGCTTCAGAGCCTCGGCTCCGGACCGTCTGGAACATCGCCTTAAAATTGGCGTCACCATCGAAGATCAGACCGTCCACGAAAGGAGAAAAACCTGCGTCTGGTATGTAGCCGAAGCGCCCGATACTCTTCTTCTCCGGGATCAGATCGTAGTTCAGGTTTTCCATGTCGGAGATATACTGGATAAATGCCCTGGCGTTCTGGCTGTTTACTGCGATGCCGGAGCCTGCCAGATCCGTCACCTTGTTGGAGCTGGCCAGGACGGTCTTGCTGACGATGAGATGTCTCCAGACAGCGCCCTTTCGATATGCCAGCTGCAGTTTCTCTTCTCCCGTATCAATATTCGCCAGTCGCTCCACCGGCATAATGGGGTGTGGGCAGGCTATCTCATCATTGAAACCGTTCTTCTTGTGAATCCCGAGGTCATCGGCTTCCCATTCGCCGGCGTTGAGTTCCAGCGGCTGATTGGTAAACTGGGTAACGTTTTCGATGTAGAGGGTGCCGCTCTGAGCCTTCAGGCTCTCCACGTATTTTTTGTACATGGACTTGAAGCCCCGGAATCCTTTTGAGGCAGCGTAGGCCGCAAGGGACTCCATCTGCGTGGCATGTACAAATGGCTGCACATGGAATTGATAAAGCTCCTCGTAGGGCTTAGTTGTCATGAAATCTTCTCTTTCATATTCCCAGACCGTAGGCTCTTTCACGTGATCACCCCCTTACCTAGGTTTTCTTCCAGCCAGTATTCCAGATACGGCTGACGGCGCAGCGCTTCGGCGTAGAGAGGATGAATGAAGCCGGCGGCGGCATCCTCTTTGGTCGGCGCAAAATATTTCAGGACTTCCCACCAGTAACGGTGCTCCACTGTCTTCTCGTGATATTCCCGCTCAAAGACAGCTCTCCTCTCGGCCTCGCGCCTGCGGGCCTCCAGGATGGCCGACTGTTCTGCCCTGGAGCGCTGGGGAGCCTGGCTCAATCCCAGGCCGAAGTCCAGATCCAGGCGCAGAACGGCCTGCCGGAAATTGATATCGTAGAGCCGCATCACGAAGTCGATCACCGAGCCGCCGGAATTGCAGCCAAAGCAATGCCAGCCGCGGTCTCCTGCGTAGATCTTCAGCGATGCGGTATGATCTCCCTGATGGAACGGGCAGCGCATAAATCCTGCGCGGTTCGGCTCGAAGCCATAGTGCCGTGCAACTTCGTCCATCGTCAGACGAGCCTTGATCTGGTTCGCTGTGTCATCAGAACGGTAACTCGCCATCGTCATCACCCAGGTCGGTGAAGTCGCTTGCGCTGACATTTACCCCCGAAGATCTACCGGATGAGTGGTATGTGCCGCCGGAGTCTCCGTCGCGCTTGGAATCCCCAAAGTAAATGCTGTCAGCTACGACCTCTGCGCTGCGTCGCTTGTTGCCGTCCTTATCTGTCCAGTCTCGGATCTGCAGGCGGCCTTCCACCACGGCCATCCGGCCCTTGCTGAAATACTTATCAACGAATTCCGCTGTGCTGCGCCAGGCCACGATATCCACAAAATCGGTGACTTTCTCGCCGGACTGCTTATCCTTGAAATCCCGGTCAACTGCGATCGAGAACGAGGCCACAGCGGTACCGTTCTGCGTATGCCGCATTTCCGGATCCCGAGTCAGACGGCCCATCAGGAAGATCTTATTGAGCATTAGAAAAACTCCTTGTAGTTGAGAATCGATGTAAGCCGCTTCGTGGCACGGCAGTAAGCGCAATGCTCACAGCGGGTGGGCTGAATCTTCCCCTCCTTGATGGCCTGGTATCTGGGGGCATTGTCTTCTACAACCGCCAGAGCAGCGGCCAGATCCGTGTCATCAATGTACATGGCAGCGAGATCGGGCTCCGTCTCCTTGGTGCCGACGGCCAGAACAAAGGGTAGCATGTGGCCCTCAATGTGCTGGTAGATGGCTCCCTGGATGTCATAGCCGTAATATTCTACGAAGGGAACCTTGCAATGGTCTTCGGCCGACCACACGGATTCCATGCTGGCCATAGCCTTCTGGTCGACAATGGCGCCGTCACACAGGCCCAGCGCAGCGGCCGCATTCGGAAATTCTGCGACGATCTTTGCACAGGTATCCGCATCCAACAGGCTGTCGATCTTGATCTTAAAGGGAACGCCGGCAATCGTGCCGGTACGGATTACCTGCTTTTTGCCGGACATGAGCAGGGAATAGAGATCATCTGCCTGCAGACGGGCAACGACCTCGGTGGCCTTGAC